TAATGCTTTTTGTTTGTCAAGTTTTGCCTGTTGTTCCCTTTGATAAGCAAGTTGCTCTCTAGACTGTTGTAGAGCTGCTGCGTTCATTCGCCTTGAACTTCTATTACTAGAAAAAATACCAGCCAAAGCTGTTACCCCCGCTATTGCCCAAGGTACCCATGCGTATGCTGCCATATATTTTAATTTTTAATTGTTAATATTATTTTTATAGTTACACTTTTTATGCTTATTTTACTCTAAGAGCCATCTATGAATCTTTCTACGTTGAAAAATAATGGAAGTGTTGTTGCTAAAGGAGTAGTAGTTGCCATTTCTACATTGTTAAAAGTAACATTACCACTTATAGTAAACACTCTACCAGCACCTTTAAACGTTAACGTTTGTCCGTTTTGTACATAATGACTACCTGGTGTAAGCGTTAAATTACTAGATGATATAGTTGTTACAGTTGGAGTTGCAACGCCAGGGTTTAAATTAACACCGTGTACTGTGCTAACGTCATCTAATATACCACTAACGCTAGCTACATCAAAATCACTTAAAGCGGTATCACCATCTGCGCTAGCATCACTAATAGTTGTACTAACTTCTGCTAATTCAACTTTTAAATCACTTATAGTAATATCCATGCCATACATATGTTTTATTCCTTGAATTCCATAGGCATAAACTTTGTGGTTAGTATCTCTAGCTGTACTAACAACTTGCTTTTCACTAAGCATTACAGCACCTGGTTGTAAACTAACAAGACCTCTAGTGATTGTTGGTTTTTGACCTAAAGTATCAAACGCTGGAACACTAACATTGGTAACATTAAACGTTTCTTCTGAAATACTACCATCACTCGCTGTTACTTGTCTTGTGTACTGTGTTACGTCTGAATAATTAGCAATTTTACTACCTGAAACTAAATTACTACCAAAAGCTTCCATTCCTATCATCAAGTTGTGCATTGAAGTTCCAGATTTTGTAGTCCACCTTCTATATCTAATATCTTTAGCAGCAATAGTATTGTTTGCAGTTACCGCTGCTATTGTAAGATTCTTATTAACCGTTACAACTCTTGTGCCTACATTTACATTAGTTACAATAACAGGTCCATCTAAATCTTGAATTCCATCAATAGCTACACCAGAAACAGTTTGGCCAACCGCCCAACCAGAAACACTAGATAAAGTAAAAGTATTACTATCACTTCTTGGATTGTCAGTTATAGTCCCCGCAATAGATTCTTCATCTTCAGGCGTTGTTAAACCATCTACGTGCAAAGGCTCGCCTAATCCTAAAGTTACATTTCCTAACAAGTCATCAACTACTGGTTGTCTTACTATATAACCGGCTTTAGTAGATCCTAAAGTACATGTTATAGAAAAAGGTAAAGAGCCAGTACTTTTTCCACGATCTAAATTAAGATTTTGGAATGCAAAAGAAGCACCCGCAAATACACCTGTAGCATTTGGTGCTATTCCAGAAAGATAAAGACTAAAAGGCGGGTATTGATATAATACTCTTTCTAGTAAAGCAGAATTTGATCCTGAACAATTGTTTATATCGATACTACCATCTTCAAATCTAGCTTCTCTATATCTAGCGTGAGTCGTGCCCAACTCATTTGCAGCAAATAATTTAACGTTATAAGTATGAGGATTGTCACCAGCAGAAAGACCACCGGCTTCAAATCTAACTTTAGTAGAATATCTACCATTATCTATTCTTCTATTTTTTAACATTTTATAACTAGCAGACCAAGTGTCATTACTAAAATCATAATAACGAATAACTCCATTATTTTTTGTCCACCTAACTTCTATACTAAATATAGCGCCAGAATCACCCAGCATAACAAGTTCTCTATTATCACCGTTATTACTTATGTAATTTAAATCTAATTTTAATTCTTTTATTATCATATTTATTTACTGCTTTCAGATATTTGTGATCCAACAGAGAATAGCTCTGCTTTTTCCACGCTGTCATTAATAAATTTAGTTTCTGCATAAAATCCTAAAATACCAGATTTATTTACACTGGCTTTCTTTGCAAACATTATATAATCACCAGTTTCAAAAATAATGTTTGGAGCTGCAGCAGTTGTATCAACAGGGCCTTTAGTTGTGATGTCTACATGTGCTAACTTTATAAAGTTATCATTTCTATTTATTTCCAAAATCTCTCCAGAATACTCTTGAACATTTGTAGCGTTACTTGATAAATCGCTAGCCGTTATATAATAAATAATATCGCTTAACTGTAAAGAAGCATTTATACTACCATCAAAGTATATTTCTATTTCTTCTAATGCTAGCATGTTATTAAACCCATCGTCTTCTTCAAGTATAGTATCTTGTGACAATGTAGATATACCTTGAACATTAGAGGCAGAATAATCTATTTCACCTACCGAGTTATCAGCTCCTTTTATATAATTAAACCATTTACCTTCTTTTTCTATAAACTCATGTAGCATACCATTTTCTTGATCAGTAACAATACTTTCAATATACCAACCATCTTTAGATATAGAATCAAAATAATCTTTAAAATTTGAATCATGTCGACCTATAGTTATAATATCTCCAACTTCAAAATCACCAAAACCAGTGCCAATACTATGGCCATCTGCTGTGCTTCTTCTTCCGTGTCCCTTTGTTGGCCCTCCAGAAAGAGAGTTTAGAGAACCAGGTTCAGTAGTGTTCCAAAGCATCATTAATCCGCTGTAAATAAGCACATTGTTTCGATATTGTTTCATTTCAATAACTTTTTCAGCATTTAATGATCCTGCCCCTGTAGCAAACCAATCTGATCTATTAAATAATGAATCCATTTCTAACTCTTCAAAGAAAAAATACCTTCCATCATATGCACTACCAAGAGAGTGTTGTATTCCAGTAACCGTAACTGTTTTAGAACCTTGAACCATAGATTGACTACCTTCGTAATTCAAAGTTTCAAAAGTTTTAACAACGCTAGGAGCATCGTTTAGCAGTGTAGTTATACTTGAATTATATTGATTTCCATAAAAATTATTTCTATTTACAGTTTCGTCATGATGGGTGTATAGTTGACCTTTGTCAAAAGTATAATAATCACCAGAACAACTTAAACTAAACTCAGGTATAAAAGATTTAAAACTTGACCATCCTTTTACATTTTCTTTAAAAGATACGGTTGTTGATGAGCCACCGTTTGCAAGTGTAAGATTATATTCGTCCTTCTTTTTGTCATAACCACCTAGTATCGCGCTTGCAGATTTTAAACTATCTCTAAAGTAATCTTTCATTCCATGTAAAGATATTGGTGTTAATCCGTCCCTAGAAAGTCTCATAACAGTACCTCTTTGCTTATCCGTAAAATACGATCTATATGCTTCTGAAACAAAAGATTCTGGATTTTTAGATATACCAAATTCCCCAACATAAGGAATTGTTTGTCCTAATACAGCTTCGTTTGCCACTAGTTGTGCGTTTGAGTCAGCGTTAAATAACGCATCTTTGTGGGCTAATATTTTTAAAACTTTATCTTCACAAAGAACAGTTAAATCAGCATCTCTTGTATGTAATTTTTGGATACTTCCATAAGTTGGATTAACTTCTTTTGTGATTTTTTGCGCTTGAATAAACTGGTTTAATTGATTCACGGCGCCAGCAGACGAGTAAATACCTGAAAATATTAAACCACTTTTTTTATGTTCTTCTTTGTAATCTTCGAATTTTGCAGATACTCTAACGCCTGGTGATAAAAATGGTTTATTAAAAGTATCTCTTACTCTATTAGATTCTACACCATTACCAAAAGAATAGCAATTATGCCAGTTTAATATATATTTATAGTTATGAGAGTTTGTGCTTAATCTAAACTTATTCCCTATACCAGTTGTACTGTCAACGCCTACATTAGAAAGTATATCAATAAATACTATTGAACCATCAGGTCTAGTAATTTTAAAAAAATCTCCAGGATTTATATTTTTTTCTAATTGGTACATATATTATTATTTTTATTGAGGTTCACGCGTTAAATCTCTTTCCGCTTGATGACCTGGAATTGATTGCCTAACAACTTGAATATCGTTAGATACTTCTATTAAATTACCAGTTACAGATGTTACTGTAGTACCAGGTGGAAAAGCGTTACTATTAAGATGTTCTATTGTAGATCCAACAGGTATTAGTTGTGACAAATCGTCTCCAACGTCTAATATTGGGTAAGAACCACTAGCCTCATAATAAATATCTAAATCTTTATCTTCTTTAGGTTCTGTTTCCCAAACAGCAGGATTAGTTGAAACTAAATTTTCATCTGATTCTGTAGTGGCATATTCTAAAAACTCTATATCATAACCAAGTGGCATTACACCAGAATTAATTTGAGATTCACCACCTTCCCAGAACCAATTTAGATTTTTTGCGGAGTTTGGATTCATACCGTTCATGCAGTATTGCTTGAAATTTAAAGCATCTCCTGCAACAATATTTGGTATATTACCCGCTGAATTAGCACTATCTAACCCTTTGTTTTCACCTAAATATGATCTAAATTTAATAGTAAATTTTTGAGTGGTATCATCATAAGAAATATCACTAATTATAGCTAGTTTACCTAAAGTCTGTGTAGCACTACTATTACTAGCATCGTCATAACTTTCTAACACCATACCAACTTCTATAGCTTTATCATTACCACTTGTTGCGTCCGTACCTGTTATAGTATTAGTTTCTATTTGAAAAGTTCCAGTATTAGAACTACCAACTGGAGCTGCATTTGCCGCAGCTAATGTTATTGCTGTACCACCGTTTATTGGGCTAAGAGGTGTTTCAACTGGATTCCAAACTATATTTTTATTAAGTTTTAGTTTATAGTTAATAGCAAAGTTTGAAGCATTTAAAAACGAAGGAACGTTATAAGAAAAATCTGTGTCAGCAGGATCACCAGGGGAACTAGGATTGCCGTTTCTAGTTGGTGTAGTATTAGCGCCTCCATTATCAATATATTCATTATTATAAAATTGATTTCCATTTTTATAACCAGTATAAACATTTATATTTCCCCAAAACTGATTCTTATTGTTATTGTTTGGAGAATTATACGTACTGGTACCATCCCAATCAGAGTGTTCTTCTAAATTATCGTAGATAATCATGTATGAATATTCCACATCTTCAATTGTATATACAGTTTCAGTAGGATCTTGTCTAAATCTAAATCTACTACCAGCGGCTAGTTTTTTAACAAATTTTCCATGATCGTCTGAATATATTTTGTGGTTTTCTATATCAAAAAAGTCAGACATAGTATATCCACTGTTGTACTGACTTTGGCTAAAATTACTTGGCCAATCATCGTCATGATGCGGCTCTAAACCTCCAAAAGCTAAATTAAGATGGCTTGAATCTGTAGAGCTCCAACCTTCCCAACCGCTTTTTGAACTTCCCCATGCCGCAGATGGTGTTCCAGAAAAAGTTGTAAGACCATTACTAGAGTTTTTAGTTGGATAATCTTTTGATACTTCCCACCCAGAATAATAAGGGTAATTCATAGTGTTAAAAGTGTTGTTAATATACCAAACATCTTCAAATTTATTATTATCTCTATCAACTTCTAAATCCAACTCTTTAACCCTATAGTCTTTTGACACTGCTGGACGAGCGTCTGTGTTAATACCTCTAAACCACCCTCTCCACGCCATCGCGTTCCAAGTATTTTTCCCAGTGTAATCTGGATCGTTGTAACCAGATTGGGCAGCTGTACTATAATCAAAATCACCTAGTGAGGACAATATACTACTTAAAGAACTTGCCCATTGTGCTAAAGTTCCTCTTTGAGTACTTGTCGCTATTGGATTAGTAGCGCTTACGCCTAGTTCAAATGATCCAACTGTGTCAAAATCACTATATTCTCTAGTTCCATGTTGACTTCCCCACCAATCACCCATATCATTTGCTCCATGGAATTTTGGAACATTAAGACTTGCGCCGGTTGCACCTTCACAATAATAAATCTTTTTTGATAATGCTGGATCTATACTGTATTCAGTAGAAGTGTTATGTTCTGTTTCAACAAATTGTTGAAAATAGTCATCTCTATATATTTTCACAAAAAATCTACCATCAAACCTAGGGTTGTTTATAACTGAAGAAGTAAAAATATTGAAAGATACGTTATCAAGAACGTGTGTATTATTACCTGTATTACCTGGATCATCTAAAAAATACGAAATATCGCTTTTAAATTTACCTTCAATACTAAACATTATTTCATCCTCATTGTCATTTAATGACATATTAAAGATTTTATATCTTTTTGAAACGTTGTTGTTATTGTCACTAAGACAGATGTGGTAGAAAACATCTACTGGTTTATTATTAAATTGATCAATAATATCAGCTAATGGTCCATTATTATATCGACTATATGACACACTAAACTCACTAATTCCTTCAACTGGTATATCTTCAAAAAGAACACTTGTGGTATTATTGTGGCGCTTTTTACTAATCAAAGCGTCTTCTCTTTTTATAAATTCCGGCGCCTCATTTTTTATATCTATTACTTTGTATTTATTTTTCTCTGTAAGTGTTATAGCGTTATTGTCTATACCTTTTTTTAATATTATATAATCTTCAAGATCAATTTTATTTCTATCTGTTGATGGAAACGCTAACCATCTATTACCATCTTCAGCATCATACCAACGATCCATTGGCATATTATAATATTCACCACCAGTGTCTTTAACATAAAACTTAAAATATTTCATGTTGACTGGATGTCCCAATGTTCTAATTTGTACACTTAATTGATTTACTTGTGGCGCGTTTAACATTTCTAAGTTATGCGTAGCGTTTGAATTTGTCAACACGGGTGTTTCCCTACCATATTCATCTGTATAAACAACGCCTAGTTGGTATTCTCTTTCAGATTTTATTGATGGTAGACCAGCATTCGAAATATTTTTTACTGAAGACATTTCGGTTTTAATATCTATATTAAAATCAGCGCCACCATCAAGTTTTAAATCATAATTTTCTATATAATTACCGTATATTAATCTATTACCTACAATTTCTTGAGATTTTGCATACCTAGGGACATTATCATATATTCTTAAAAATTGGCTGTCTGGAAGTAAACCTTGTATACTTTCAGTTGTTAAATCATACGTAAATTGTTGGTCAGCTGTTTTTAAAGTATCTACAAGATACACGGAGGTAGAGTCTTCACTTTTAAATAATATATCTATTGATTTTACGTCTTCTGGTAAATCGTGATCGAGATTTGATATAATCACATTTTTCACAGTATTAGTCATTCCAGTGTTATATGCCTCTATACTATGATAACGAAATTGACCAGGTGAAAATACAACATTTGTAAATGGAGAGAAATGAGAGTATTCATTATCTAAATATTTATATCTTGTTGCAAATCTAACTAATTTTGATTCAAATATTCCTTCTTGATTTTCAAAAAGATCTATAGCATAGTTTAAAGAAGTATCTCCAGGATTTGTAATACCTAAACTTCCAGTTGGATTTATAGATGTTATTTCTATCCTTGTTTTTGCTGTTACCGTATCTTGTCTTTCAAAAACAACATCTTTTATCCTACCGTTAAACACCGCGGGAGTACTCTGGTTATCTTCCCTCCCTTCAAACCACAAAGAGTTGATATAAGCTGGTCCAGTGTAATCAACGCTATATGTTTCACCACCAAAATTACTATTTTGAGGGTGGTATTCATATTCATACACCTTATTGTCCTCGCTGTTGGTAATATCATCAATAAAATCCAATTCTATAAACCCTGGGTGGTCTGATCCATTGCCCAGAAAATCTGTCTCATTAGTAAAAATTCTAACTTTTAACGCACCTTGAAGATCATCATTAGCAGCGTTTTTGCGGAGTTTAAAACTAATTTTATAATGAAAATCTTTACTAACCACTTCTCCAGAGCCAGAGTGAACCGTTTTAAAAGCTAATTTAGAATATTGTCCTTGAGTAGCATCGTATTCATATTGATAATATGCGGTTTGGCCAGAGTGATTTGTAAAACTATTACCATGACCACTCCATTTGGATTGGACAATCATTCTTGGGGCTGGTAATAAATCTAAAACCTCATTGCTAAATTCATTGAATTCCCAATCTTGTATAAAACCTTTTAAAGTATAGTTTTGAAGGGGAATTTCAGGGTGGTTTCCACTATCATCATATTCTTTTATAACAACGTCTGTACCAGTAGCCCAACTTAATGTGAAATCGTTATTATTGTTTAAATCTGATTCTATAATAACATCAACAGTGTCACCGATTTGAAGAAGAGAAAAATCATGAATTGGTCCTTGAGAAGAATTAAGGAAAGAGTGTGGATTGCTTCCAGTGTCAGAAGCTTGTATTACTCCAGTGTGAGTAAAAGCGGGATCTCTAAAATAATTATAATTTATAGTTGGAGGAAGTAAAGGTGATTTTTTAATAACTGTTATATGTTCTTCTAACATTCTAGTATCTACACCGTCTGGTCTAGTTATTAAAGTATTTGAAAGGGGATTAGCAGTGCCACCTAAACACGTGTCAATATTTATTTTCTTTGGTTCAGAAGTGTTGTCTGTCCAAAACAAAAGATCGTCAATAATATTAATACCAGTTATAATATTTGTACCAAACTTTAAAACCGTGTTATCTAAATCTACAAAAACAGGGTCTATAGTATCAGCTACCTTATCATATTTTAATATTCTACTTATAGTCGCTCCTGCTGTTATAGATACATTATCAATCTCACCTTCCATATTTCCTATAAAAAATATTCTAAGAGGCATTTCTCCAGTATATCCAGCTACAAAGGTATCTGTTACAGTTTTTGTATCACCGCTTGTTTCGTCTAATACTGCAAATGGTTGAGAGTTTCCACCGCTTCCATCTGTATAAGGGTCTATATAAACATTGGTTTTACCAGTTCCTGCGGTCCACTTTCTATCATAAGATATAGTATATTCTACACCTTGTTCTATACTTACTAGCTGCCTAGCGGAAGAATTATAACTATTATTATCTTGTCGCCATAAACGACCCGCTACAGTCATACCATGACCGGTAGCACCTGTTTGACCTGGGTCATTATCGTTAACAAGGGTCCATTCGCTAGATGTTACAATACCAGCTTCACCTAAATTACCCCAATCTGTAGTAGTAAAAGAAGTTACTGTGCTACTTGCAAAATCTCCATTAACTAAAGATATATCTGTGACAGGTTGGTTTACAAACCAATATATAGTATCATTTTTTTCGTCAGCAATACCACCAACACACTTGCAGGAGTTGTTAAGATAACTTAAATTATCCACCAACTTATTACCAAGTAAGTTTTGAACAGATCCTACATCAGAATCGTCAGAACTTGAAACTTGTATATTCATTGCGTCTCTATACTCACCGTTCTGAACAAGTTTAGCATCAAGATCCTTGTTCATTTTACCGGTGGTAAAATTATGCTTAATCTCCGGCATATAAAATTATTTTATTATTTTAGATTTATTTCTAAATATTTGAGTTATATCGTTTAACTTTATGTTAGACAATCTTAGTTTTGCTGCTCTTCTTGCGGCTCTTTTTTCTTGTTTGTATCTACGTATAGCTCCGTGACTTACATTTGGTCTTGCTGAAGCAATATCACATAACATAGATTTGTACATAGCTTCTTCAGCAAATTTATGTACTTTCATTTCTTCGTCTGTACCTAAACTATCACTAATATAATCTAATACTACTGTTTTACCACTAACGTTTGAACTAAAGTTAATATATCCTTGTAAATTATCAATATAAAATGATCCATTACTTTGAGCGGAAGAAGGATTTAATCCGTATCTTTGTCCTTTGTCTAAATTTTGAAATCTTGGATCATCATAATCGTAATCAATAACTCTTCTTTCGTTAGTAGTTTGAGTCTTATAGTTTGACCAAGTAGTAGAATCATTAGTTAAAGGATCAGCATGCCCTAATGTACTAGGAGGAACTACATTTTGAAGCGATACTTCATGAATTAAATTTTCAAACGTATATTGTATAGGGAAAACAGCTGGAGTAGTTGTCCCAACCCCAACAGTTTGACCTGTAGTATCTCTTTCTTCAGTTGTTACTGCTACTCTACTTATAACTATAAAATAAACATGCTGATAACTAGAGACGTCTATAGTAGTTTCTTTTAAAGTATTTGTACCAGCATCACTAGAATTCCATTCTAAATATCCAATATCTGGCTTGTTTATATTTCTACTAAGAAAACCTGGCGTTGCCAACTGTTGACTGTTTCCATTAGTTCTAGAATTTGTATCACCTGGTTGAGTTTGAATACCAATAACAACTTCGCCATCAGGAACGCTAGTGCTGTAAGTAGTACCAGCTAAATCGTTTTGAAACGCGTTTACACTAGCAGATAAATCTAAAAAATCTATAGTTGTAACATCTATTTGTTGCCAAACAGCAAGCGCTCTGCCTTCATATACAAAACTACCACCACCACCAGGAACTGGTTGGGAAGCGTGTCTAAACCCTAAAGTATTAGTTGAGTTGCTTTGTTGTATTCTAAAACCACCACCAAACATTCTAGCAAGACTTGATGTAGCAAAAGCCCCAGTAGCTGTATCTGTTGGATCAGCTTTTAAAGACGTACTTAAAGGAGACTTACTCCAGTTAGGGTTTATTGTTCCACTTGGATTTGAAAAAGTATTATCTTCAATTAGTTCTGATTCACTACTAAAAAGATAATCGCCGTCGTCTTCTTGTACTATTGAAAAAGGATTTGAAGTGTGTTTAGTGGGGTAAAGAGGATGTTTTATACCAGCATCATCTATCCAAGAAACTTGAGTGTAATTAACATAGTCTCGCGGTAATATCATTTTTAATGAAGGTGGTAAAACTATTTCTTGAGCTTTTACAGATTTAAAAGTATCAAATGATAATTCTTGTAAAGCCCTCATTGCATGAAAAGCAATATCGGCTCTTTTTATTTTAGGTATTATTTTACCTTCACCAACATAAGCAATTTGAAATTGACTTATAATAGCATCTAAAGACGTGAATTGATAATCTCCATAGTTATTGCCTTGATAATAATCTTGATCTGTTCCTTGTAATAGTCCCATTTAATTATTGTTTTTCTTGTTGAATAGTTGATTGTTGGGTATTGGCTGATACTTGTGCTATGTCTACTCTTTGTAAGTTAATACCTGCTAACATTAATATTTTATATATTAATTCTTGTTCTTCTGAAGGGTGGAGTTCAAAATGTATGGAATCGCTATTATCTAAAAAGAACGGTTTTTCATTAACAACTTGATAATTCCAATTTGGTGGAGTAGGTTTTTTTATGTAACTAATTTTTACCTGATCTATATTGCCATCACTAGATGGAGAAGGATATACTTTTAGTCTATCAGGCTGCACACCTGTGCTGTATCTAGTATATACAGGACGTTTTTTAGACCATTTTACTAAAGGAGAATCTGCATACACACTTAATTCTGTTAATTGTATCTCTTCAGCAACTCTAACTTTAGGTTCAGTTTGATAGTTAACTCTAACCATTGTTAATCTATAAAGATTTGGAAAATTATTGTTAATATTAATATCACCATAATCTCCAACAACATTAGCATCATCATCATATATTTCAAATAAACTTATTTTTTCTTCTAAGTTATTTATTATATCAGAATAAGTAGTGTTATTACTAGGTACTCTTCTAAATTGATTTAGATCATAAAAATATTGTTCGAAGATTTCCTTTTGAGCATGGTCTGCAAAAAGATTAAACTCTTGTGGAGTTATATATCCTCTTTGCTCTTTATTGGCTATTGCTAAAACTTTCTGATATACTGTATCTATATTTACCATATTTTTTTATTGTAGTATTGTAACCACCCCGAAGAGTGGTTACTCTACTAGGTTGATTACGAATTTAATCGTTTTTCTATATTGGAGTATATCTCCATTCCTTCATCAGTCTTAAACCAAGCGGCTAATGCTGAATAAGGATGTTCGTCAAATGGAACATTCATTAGTTTTCTATTGTTAGAACCCCAAGAGAACGTTCTTTGATCAGAAGATAATTTTAATATCCCCATTTCTGTTGCTTTAATACCAAAGTTTCTAAGTTGAACATTGTCATCAGAAGCTAGTTCTAAAAACAACATAGGATTTCTTTTGGCGTATACTAATAAATCTCGTTTAAGCTCTTTAGAACTCATCTTAGACACACTAGAACCAATCTCAACTCTTAATACAGCTTCAGCCATATCAATATCCATGCTTTGTGCAAGATTTAAAGCTTCAATCTCAAGTTCTATACTTTGAACTTCATTAGCAGCTTTAGCCTCTGGCTTCCATTCGAAAAATAAATCATCTCTATGCGGATGATACAATGATAAAAATTTTTGTAAAACCGTTTTATTTCTAGGAACAAATAAAGCTCCATTTCTAAAAATAATATGTGATAATCTTTGATCGCCTTTCATTTCATCAACAAAAGGAGTTCTTTGGTTTTCACAATATTTGATTTCTCGTTCGTAACCTTTTTCTTCATCAAAAAAATAAAGGTTAGCAGATCTTATCATGTAAGTTAGTGGTTTTCTATTTTTAGTTAAATAATAAACTCTATCTTTTAATTCCCACTTTGGTTTTGCGGGCTCAACTTGTTTTGGTTTTTTTGTTTCAACTACTGGAGTTTCAACAACTTCTTCTTGTAATTGAGGTTCTTCTACCTCAACGCTTTTTGTTTTTTTTGCCATAATATAATATATAATAAAATTAATAAATAAAAGGAGGGCAGAGAGCGTTTACATGCATGCCGCCCTCCTTTTTAATAATAGTGCTTACTTCATTAACATAAAGTTGTTAGCACCTTGAGTAATTAAACATCTTTCAGATAACATGTGTATCTCCATTGCGTCTAAAGCAGATGTAGCAGCTCCAACTGAACCAGTAGTCCAAGTTTTCATTCTTCTATTATCTGTTTGAGAAGCTCTGTATCTAACGTGTAAGAAAGGACGTCTGATATTAGCACCTACTGTTTGGTCATAAACAGAAGAAGTACCAGCTGGGATTATAACCCCTCTAATAGCTTCTGTACCAGCAGTAGCATTTACACCACCTCTTGTAGCCTTATCATTTAAGTATCTCATGTCTGATTTGTAGAAGTCATAAGAACCTCTTCTGAAACCAGAGAAACCTAAGTTAAGTGCCATTTCTTCTGAGTTAGAAAACACTCCGTAAGAAGTACCACCAGCTCCATAAGAATTCATTGAAGCTAACATGTCATCAATTGCTAGAGACGTGTTTCTATTCACGAACATCATGTTTTCTTCAATAGCACCTTGATTATCAAACTCAGCTAAGATAGCATCAAATTCAGCTAAATCAGTAGCAGGGTTAACACCAGTAACACCAGTAGTAACATTACCTCTATCTTCGATAGCGTCGAATAAACCTTGAGTACCAACAGTACTTCCATCAACGTAAGCATCGTTACGTCCTAAGAAATCATCAACACCATCAGTTCCATGCGTATTCTTTTTCATTTCTAACATCATCATTTCTAAGTAATCAGCGAATCGCATTCTAGTTTCAGAAGCAGCTTTTAAATACCATAGGTATCCAGAAGTACCATCTTCACCAGAAACTTCAACCCAACCAATTTTAGAAGTATCAGAACCCGATACAGAGTAATAATCTTTCATTATAACTGGTTTGTTACTAAAAGATTTGAAATCTGGCTCGTTAGATTGACGTGAATCAGAAGCAGCTAAACCAGTATTAGTAGTATAAGATTGGCCTTTAGCGTACTCAGAACCAATAACTAATAAAGTAGCATTACTACTGTCAGCGCCAGGTAAAGTATCTGTACCATAAGCTAATACCTCAACTACACCATCAGTACCAGAGTTACTTTGACTTACAATACCTCTAACAACATTGTTACCATAAGAAAGTAGCACAACATCATTAACTCTAATACCGTGATATTTAACGTGACCACCAGGAACATTACCATCTATATCAGTAACAACAGTAAAGCTACCTTTAGTGTTACCATGTCCAGGTGTTCCACTACCTATATCACCATCTACATCTACAGTACCTTTGTAAGATAAATGTAATCTTGATTGCTCAGACCAAACTACTTGGTCAGCAGTCATTGCTTCTTCTGCACCAACTTGTGCTAGGAAACCAGAAATTGTTCTAGGTCCGAAAACCTCAGCTTCTTTTTCCATCAAGTCTGGCACATATTGTTGCCCCCAGTCAGTTGTACCAGAAGCTAAATCGACATAATTTGAAGTTAACGCCTGCTTAGTAGCAGCCGGTACACTATTCAAATTACCTCCAGGATTTGAAATTGCCATAATTTTGTAATTTTAAATTGTTATTTATTGTTTTTAATTTTAAACTTAAAATCAGAAGAATCATCACCTAATACTTTAAACTTTAGACCACTAGTTTTAACTTCACCGTGGCTTTGTCTAGGCTTCATATCTATGTTTTTAGATTTTGCAATGCTTTCTTTTAAAGCGTCTGCTCTACCTTGCTCATAAAAATGTTTAGCTACAGCATCAGAATTCATAGCGGTAAATAACGATTTATGATAACCTTCAGCGTCAATTAAAGTAGAATTTTTATCAACAAACTTTGCTGTAAAATTATTCAAATTGCTTTGTGTTTGCTTTATATTATCAACATCTTTAACATTAAATCTAAATTTCTTATCACCAACGTCATAAGCAAAACCTTTAAATTTATCATTAAAAAGATTATTAGTTTTTTGTTCAAAAACTTTAGTATTATTATCTACAACTTTTTTAGTTTCTTCTTGATTCTTGTTGTATCTATCAAAGAAGTTTACAGCTTTTTGTTGTTCTGGAGTCAACTTGCTCCCGGCTTTAATTTCTTCGTAGTATTTGGACTTTTGCCCGTCCAGATGGGCTCTAGCGCTGGCAACTTGCTCTTTTAGCGCTAATTTTTTTCTTTTAATATCTCTTTCAGAATCTTCATCTTCATCATAAGAAAATGAATCGTCTATCAAGAAACTTATTTCATCGTCTGACAAATGTTTTTTTGTTTGTCTGTAGTATTCTCTTAGAACACTACTATCATCATATTTAGAATAATCTTCATTTAAACGAACAAAATCATTTATGTCACCACCAGTTTCCTCCATAAAGTCAACTAGTTTTTGTATATTTTCCGGAAGTTCTTTACCAGTTTCTTGAGCTTCAGCTATAGCTTCTTCAGCTTCTTCTTTTAGCTCTTCTACTTGCTCTTGAGTTTCATCTTCAGTAACTTCTTCTAATACTGGGGATTCTTCTTGTGTTTCTCCCTCCGGTTGTACTTCTTCTTGTTTTTCTGTGGTGTCGGCATCTTTAAGCTCTGTAACCACTCCGCTGTCGTCAGCGTTATCTTCTTTAACTTCTTCTTTGGTTTCATTTTTATCTTCTTTATTTGGTTTTGGTGGTTTACTCAAATCTACTTTAATAACACTATCATCTCCTGCGCTATCAAATTTAGATTCATCTATTTGAGGAGTTTCCTCTACAGGAGTTTGTACTACCTGTTCTTTAGTAGTTTCTTCAACTACCTTTTCTTTTTTCTTTTTTGCCATAATATAATATAATAATAATTAATAAATTTGTTAAAAGTTCATAGGCCCTAAATCAAAGTTACCCTGAATTATATCATCACCTGAATTCTCAAAGTTTTTAGGCGGTTTGCCTGATTTTCTTTGATCTATCATTTCTGATTGTTGTGTAGCTTGGATTTTAGTCCTTTTATCTTTTCTATCTTCTTTTTCTGCTTCTCTATTTTGAATACCTTGAGTTTCCAAACTTCGTAACTGCATGTTGTATTGGAATTCAAGAGCCATCAATTCTTTTTTGTGATTTAACTCTGCCTGCATTTTTTGTAAATCAATCTGTCCTTGCATATTAGCTAATTCTCCTTTACTAGCTGTTAGAGCTTGATTTTTTTGTACTTCAACTTGCGCTGCTTGTTGTGCGGCTTGAGCATTAGATTCTGACTGAGCTTGAATATTCTCTAGTTGTAATTGTCTATCTTTTTGCTCCTTTTTTCCTCTTCTTAATTTTAACAATTGATTTGCTAGTCTTATGCTTTTAACCTCTCTAATATCAATAGCATCTTCAAGTTCTATACTTTGTTGTTGTAATGCCATTTGTATATTGTTCTCAAGCATTTGTTTTTCCTCTTCATCTGGTTGTAATTGTAAAAATATTCCAAAATCATATAGATGCAAGTCTTTAATTTCTGCTAAAGTAGCTACGTTATGAGCGCCAATAGATCTTATAAAAGCATCTCTTGTTGGTGAATATTCTATAATATCGGAAATTCTAAGGGAAAGTTTTTCAGCTATTTCAGCGGTTAAAAATAGACCTGCTTGTAATATGTGTCTAGTAGCTGTATTTGAATTTGCTGCTGCGAGTTTTTGAACGCCAACTAAAGCATTTTTATCCGGAACACTCCCATCTCTAGCTTCGTTAAGACCGGTGGTATCTCTTATCATTTGTAAATAATAGTTATAATTACCTATTAAAGCTTGGATTTTATTACCACCACTACCGCTTGTTATTTCTTGTATTGGAACTTTACCGGCATTAATATCGCCATCTTGAGTATACGATCTACCAATAACAGAACCCGTTTGAAAGAACATGTTTAAAGCTTCTTGTGGATTGTAGTTCGTTCCATTACCAAGATCAACTTCTGCTAAACCATCAGCGTCTAAGTATACACCATCTGGAACCATTCTTGATAATACTTGTTGTAACTTTAAATGAGTTAATTGAATCATATCTGCAAAACCTGTAATACGCCTTACTAGACTTTCAATCTTACCTTTATACATTCTAGGAGCAACAATGCTATAGTTCATTAATACTTTCGTATAATCACTTTTGGGTCTCATCATGTTTTTTGATTTCTCCCACTTCAATATTTTATTAGTACCCAATATAGAAACACCTTCGTATAAAGTTTCTATAGATCTTAATAGTCTTGAATATCCTCCTTCTTTATTTTCTGGTGGATTAAAACTATCATCTTTCTCAATAGCCTTGTCAGCTCCAGTACTGGTTTCTTTTACTTTATAAACCTCGTTCATATAAGTTTTATAATTAAAATATAAAACTTGAATTTTATTAATATCGCCGTCATCATGATTACCACTATTACCATGATAGTAGTTCTTTTGAGGAGTACTTCTGTTTTTCATAATTTCCTCTAAATCTTCTTGACTTAAATGAGGAAATTGTTTTGCAAGTTCATTTACCGGTATTGTTTTAACCTCGCCTACATAATATATATCATCAAAATAAGGTGATTCAGTATAAGAATAAACTAAATTAGCTGGATCAACATAATCAATAGTTACTCCTTCTGAGGTGTTAAAACTAGTTTTTACCGCGCCAATACCTAAAACTGTTAAATCATAATAAAATCTTTTTCTAGTTAAATCATATTTATTACCATCAAACAGTAAATTTAAAGCTTGTTCTTCAGCTAGTTCAACAGGTTGTTTATAATTTAGCTGCATATGAAGTTGTAATTCTTCTTCACTTTCTGGAAGATCGCCTTTAGTATTTCTAGTGTCTAATCCAAAAGCTTCCATATTAACTTGATCAAACTCTTTGAGATCCATATCATTTAACACGTCTTCCATATAGTTTGTTCTCACTTGAGTACCGTATGGATCTTGAGAATAAGCTTTTAAATCATAAGTTCTTTCTGATATACCATTAACAACTATATCTACAAACTTTGGTATAATAGGTACTGGTGTCCAATCTAAATTTAAATAAGACAAGTCACCGTTAATAGATAATTCGTTTTTATATTTTTGAATTGATTGTTCTCCTCTAGCATATAATCTTAAGTTGTGAAAATTGTCACTATTATTTGTGTGTCTTGAATCATTATTATTTTTATAAAACCACTCTTGTTCAATAGCTTTAGCTACTTTTAAACCATAATCATAACTCATCTTTTCTGAATCACTAACAACTTGACTTGGGAAAAATTTATTTATAACAGACTCTGCCATATTTATTCTTTAATTAATTTAGATGTATTACCCTTGTTTGAATACTTAGCAATACTTATATTTATTTTAGGTTTTTCTACCTTAGCGTTTGGTGCGTATAAATGTCTATTGTTAGCCATAATAGCCAAACCAGAACTAATTGACGCATCATGTTTTGTTCTTTTATTTATATCAAACCTCGCCCAATCATTCAAAAGTTCGTTAAAGTAACAAGTTCCAAACTGTCCCTCGCTATTTATACCAACATGACTTTGAATATACATTTCAATTGCGGCCGCATGAGCTTGTTTAATGTCTTCGCTTGAGTTTGGTATACCACCAACTTCTTTTTCTGCTGTTGATAGTTTGTTCCATGTTTTATCAGGTCTATTCATACTAAAACCTCTATAACCTCTTCTTCTTAAATAGTATAATAAACGAGGTTTATTATTTTCCGCAAGAATTGGCATTCCATAAAATACCAACGCCATTAAAACGTCTTCAAAAAACATTTCTGCGGTTTGTGGTCTAGATAAATATTCTAAAAAAAACTGGTTAGCCGGGGCGTCTTCCATACTAAACTTTGTTAGTCCGTGCAAAGCGCCTTTTGATCCTACACCATCTACAGTTCCTGATATATCATAAGAGTCACAGCCAAAAGATCCCATATGTTCATTACCTGGACATTTAATACCGTTTCTTATAATAACTTTATTTTGTAAATGAGTAGGTGGTACCCAGCTTACTTTAAATCTACCTTTTGGGTCTGGATAAAATATAACGCTTGTATCTTTTATACCATTAATCCATTGAAAATTACCTGTTGAAATACCTAGTGTTCTAGCCATTTCATCATTATAATCTATCTGCTCGTATATTTTTACTAAGTTAAATATACTGTTTTTTGTTTCATCTCGAAATGCATGTTCTTCGGTTCTTGGAAATTGACGGTAAAACTCATTTAAAGCGTCTTGATCGTCTTTTAATCCATCGGCTTCGTTTTGCCAATTATCAACTACACCTACATCTATTAACTCGCCGTCTGGGGCGAATACATCTGTGTCAGGCGTATTAAATACTGGAACTCCGTACTCATCAATAAAGCCTTCGTAGTTCCATTCCATTGGGATAAACAAAGAGTATAAACCAGACTTTGTCTGACCATTTCTATTTCTTTTAGTGACATCTGATGCGTTGTAT